TCATCTCATTTTCTTGTTCAAAGTCGGGCTGATTTTAACTTTCCTGTCGTAAACAAGTACCTGTGACTCTGTCTTATGACCACTGAATTTTTGCTTATCTCTGCCAGAACCTTCATAGTCTGAGATCCCTTTAGCCTTTAGATCATGGAAGGTGCAATCAAGTGGCCTACCAAGTTCTTCAGAAGCCGCGTTTCTCGCTTTTCTCCATGCTTCATTAAATCCCTTGTATGAATAACGCTCACCATACATTGTCCTGATAACAGGGCCATCCTGTCCCCATTCCCTGCAAATATCCACAGCCGCACTAAGACGCTCAGTCCAGGCTTTGATCTGTTTAATACCAGTTTTACCTTGCTGTATGAAAATTCCTTTATCAAGAATCTGATTCCAGTTCATTTTAAGAACATCAGATACCCTTGCAGCGCAAAGATACGCAATTTCCATCGCGGCTTTAACTGCAGGTGTCGCATGAGTGAAGATAGCTATGTACTCTTCATCAGTTATGTAGCGGTCGCGCTGGGGTTTAGGAAACTTATCGACACCAACACACGGATTACCTGGTACATAACCACGCTGATACCCCCAGCGGTATACACGAGACATTGAACTATGCTCGTGATTAGCCTGAACACGGCTTTTTTTACCACGTGCATCCATGTAGCGCCGGACGTGTTCAGGTTTAATGGCCTTTGCTTCTGCATCGCCGAAAACCGCTAATAAGTATTTTTCATGTGCCAGGTAATCTTTTTGTGTCCTGGGGGCAAGGTCTGCATAGTCAGCACTATTTAAAAATTTTTTCCACAATTGTTGAAAGGTGAGTAGTTTTTTTCGACCTTCAACGACTTTCTCGTAAGCTAACCAAACCTCCGCTTTAGAAGCGTTTGCTGGGGCTAGATTCTCGGTAGTACCTCCTGGCTTCCAGTAGTAACCGGAAGGGCGGAAAAACACACCCTTCGGCATCCACTCATTACCAGGCGCTCTTTTGCGGCCCATATTATCTCTCTACAGCGTCAAAGTTCATGCCTGGAGTAGGCATATGGCCTGCTGGTGGAAGTATGCGTTGTACGGGATGGTTAATATGAAACCAGGTCGTTTTAATTGCTCCGTCCCGGCGTTCAATAAAAAAGATCCCGTTCTGCGTTAATACCTCTTTCTGCAGTGACTTTTGGGGCGAACCCGTTGCCTCTGTCAGTTCTTCATCAGTCAGGAAGCGATCGCTCATGAGTTGTTCTCCACTAAACCGGCTGCAACCGGTTATCTGCCACTATATGAACAAGACGAACAGCCACCACGCAGTCCGTCATTACACCTTTTACAAAGCTGGTGGTCCTCCCTTACCCCTTTAAACTGGTTATAAATTTCCGCTGGTACAATTACCGGCATAGGGACCAATAAACGTTGACTCCGTAGTGATGCGATTTCTGCAGTGCGTTCGAGGTACAACGATTTCCAGTCACTTGCTTCAGTCTTATATGCGGCCAAAGCATCCCGCATGCGCCGCCAGCGACGACGCTTTAACTTGCTGGTCATAGATCCGCACCACATTTCCCGCAGCGCTCTTGGCCGCTCATGTCGTAGTAGGTAGCACCATCGTGCTTGCAGTCTGTCCATTCAGACAGATCAGACTCGAGTTCCTCGATACGCTGCTGCGCCTTCTCCAGAGCCTCAATGAGTTGATCAGTGTATTGCTCAACTTGAACAGCCAATTGGCGCAAATCATCGTTATGTGCGTAAGCAATGAGCCTAGATAAACGGTGTATATTTGCGTTTTTTTGTACGCTAGTCAGTTCGGTGATATCAGTCATGGCTGGCCTCCTTACCGCTACTAACGAACAAGTTTTTGTTCACGATGGCATCCATCAGGCGTGATGCCGCCGCTTTCTGAGAGGAGACATTAGCGATAACCGTTGGTCTGGATTTTTCGCAGCTGGCGCAAATACCATCCCATGATGAAATAAGGAAAAAATCTTCACGGTCGGCAATGCCGGTATTCATAACCAGATCCTCAATCATCAGCGTGACCCCGCGAACTCCCCGGCCTTCGCTTAACCGCTGAACTGCGTAACCAAAGGCATTAATCATCACGGCATGGAACTGGATATACTCGCGTTTATAATCGACCTGATTCGTACCGCGGCGAATATCATCTAAACCTGTCAGCATTAGCCACGCATTCCACAACCCTTCAAGGTCATCCTTTGAGCAGGAACCTGAAAATTTTGCCGTGGCATCACTAAGGGCTTTGAAGCTCACCCACTTATCGCTTTTAGCGGGAACGACGTTATGCTCAAAATCTGTTACTTCAGAAAAGACGTCGTGTGAACTGATAAAGCTGACCATCTCCTGCGCGTTCTTATCGCGTCCGTTATAGGCCATGTTGATAGCCGCAGATGGCTTCGAAACATTGTTGTTAATGTCGGAAAAGAACTGCTGCCGTGTTTTCAACGAGAGCTTATGTGTGAGCATTAGTGGTACGTGGATTGGTTCGCCAACTGTGCGGCAAAATTCGGCGATCCCAGCTGCACGGTGCTGGCCGTCGAAAAGCTTAATTTCTGCATCCATAGGGAAGCGCACAACACCAACGTTGGTATTGCCGAATTCCTGAAACTCAATCTCAGAGTTACAGTTACCGACCAGCGGTGGGATAATGAAGGGCTCTTTATTTTCGTGAGCATTAACCAGATATTCATAGAATTTCTTAGCACGCGCTGGGTTAATTTCACGCTGTGAACGTTCTAAGGTATCCCCGTAATTATCACTGGCGAGGACGCGTACCAAGGTTCGTGCTGGCACTGTCATCATAAGGACAATCGCTCCGCCCTGAACGCCGCGAGACGCAGGGAACTCAAAGAAATAATCTCCAACTATGCTCATGCTACCCACCACTCAATAAACATGCAGATACCAACGGTTACTACGGCAATAAGCACCCAACAGATCACATCGAACAAGGCGGCGAACCGACGTAGGGTGTATTTGCTGTAATTCTCAGGATCAATTTTCAAACCGCCTCCCCAAGCACCCAACGAAGTGCGCTTGCATACTCACCCTCGGCTGATTCCAGGGCTTTGGTGATTTCTTTGCGGGTTTTCAGGCGCGGCTTTGCATCACCGAGGATCTGACGCTGGCGGCGGGCTTTTTCATGGCCGGTTGTGCCAGCAGTTGCCGCTTCGATTTCAGATACCTTCTCCCGCTGCTCTTCAGGTTTAAGCGATGCCAGCTGACGCGCCTGGGTAACGGTGACCGTTCCGGACTCCACTGCATCGCGAACAGCCTGGGTGGCATCCAGTAGTGACAGAGTTGCGCGTACGGTCTGGACACTCACGCCAAACATCAGCGCTAAATCGTCCTCGTCGTGCCCGCGTTCCAGCGCATCAGCCATTTTCTTTGCTCGGCCCAGTGGCGTATCTGCCTGGCGGATTTCGTTAGCACTTACCATCGCCTGCGCCATGCGAACGGCGGAGCCACGTTTAGCGACTGCTGGAACCAGTAACGGTTCTTTACCCTCTTTCAACAGTCGCTTGTTGGCTTCCAGTGTATGGCGCACACGCTGGCGACCATCGACTACACAAGACAGCCCTGTCTCCGGGTCTTTCCAGACGATAATCGGCTCAAGAACGCCCTGGTCCATGATGTTCAGCACCATTGCCTCGCTGATAGGCAGGTGGATACGCTCATCGTAAAGCGGGTGCGTTTTGTCGGTTACCAGGTGCAGGTTTTCAGGTTCGAACGTCAAAACGTTCGTTTTGCCACTCGCGCCATATACCAGCTTTGAGTCTTTAGCCATCAGAGAGCCTCCACGTTACGGAAGCTGGTGGGGGAAATTGCTTTCAAATCGCGCATTGCTTCGAGGACATGCAGATTTATGCGCTTCTTGGTATATCGCTCAGTAATACGATCACACTCCTTCGCCCAGGATTTGACCTCTGCGAGAAGGGCGTCACGTTCGGTGCGCGTCTGGCGCAGGGCCACATTCGAAACATCGAGGATGGTAGCCAGTTCCTTGATGATCTCTGCCTGTGCTGGTGGCATAGCTTTGGCTATTTCGTACGCCTGTTTAATCAGTTGTTTTGCTGTCTTAGCCATCTTTTGTTCTCCATCTGACGCGCTGCAACGCGTAAATTTAGGGTGCAGCAACCCAACCCATGAGAGTGGGTGAATAGCTGGTTAAAATTTCTTGCTGATGGGGGACCGCCACTGCAATGGCGGTACGTTAGTTCTCCACACAACACAGAAGAGCACCTGCGGCCGCAAATCCGCTCGGGCGGATTGTGTTAGGGCACGTCACTCGGTGGTGCTCTGATGTCTTTTGTAAAAGGGCGAACCAGAAACAATGGGGAAACTGGTGCCGCCAAGATGACATAGTCCATCAGACTCACTTGATGTTAGGTTATGCCTAATGCCATGTCAATAGGCTTAGCCTAATGGTAGTGGGCGGTCAAAAAAAATCCCGCATAAGCGGGATTTGTGTGAAATAAAGCTAGTGTTTTTATGATTATGGACGACGCTTTCTGAAATTCTCATCATTCTGTACATATTGTAAAGAATCAAGGATTAAACCTGAAATCCTTAATACATCCTCGGGATGTTCAATGAAAATACGATTGTTATCATGTTCAAGTCCGGCTCTTTTAATTTCATTGCCGGTTATTTCATTGATATCAATTGGTAACTGTATGTTTGAGCGATTCTTCTTGTCATAATAGCGAACCAGCCAGCGGTTTGTTTTTCCTTGGAAAAGAATAGAGTAATAGGACTCTGTATCTTTGGCTTGAAGTTCGTATGCAGGTCCTATAATAGAACAGATTTTTTCAAATAAAATTCTTTCATTATAGGTTGTTACTATGTTGGGGTTCTCTGCATCGACAATATCTGCGCGCTCATCAATTACATTATTTTCAGTTACATCAGCAGGGGATTCTAATTCAGGAATAGATGTTCTTGATGAAAGACCAGAAACAACCATTTCACTTACTGACCTCTCTACGGCCTGCCTCACCAATGGAGTTATTGTTTCTATAAATCTTTGATTTAATTGACGACCAATATTTGCTCGTCCTGCAACATATCTAACAAATTCATGATCTACTTCCCGAAGGCTTGTACTCACAACTTTAACAAATGCAGAAATATATACACTCTCTTCTGCAAGGGTTCTTAGGGCCTCTGGTTTGAATTTGTCATGGCGGAATCTAAATAATTGCTCAGCATCAGAATCTTTAATGTCATCCATCATGATTCGTAAAAATGGCGTTGAATCCATTATATTTTTTTCATTGAGATCCGTAAAAAAGCGCCATTCAATTCCATTAGTAATTGCTGATATTGTCACCTCAGGAGTAGAATTAAAATACCTAGATAATTGAGGGCAATGGTTGTCCATTTTTTCTTTACAACCTTTGGCCTCAATAAACATAACGGGAACACCTTGGCAGAATAGAGCATAATCTACACGCTCACCCACTTTCACACCAGGGAAGTCCGCACCATATTCAGCTTTGACTTTTTGCGGATCATATGCGTTAAAGCCTAGGATGTCCAAAAAAGGAAGTATCAAAGCCTGCTTGGTTGTCTCTTCCGTTGTGCAGTGTTCTCTAACATTTTTAACATGTTCAATGTGATTTTTAAGACGTACTTTGAAGTTTTCCATGCATCCTCCATGCAAAGTGAAAACCTGCTGTTAAATCAAAGCAAGTCACAATCCCGGATAGGCTTCATACAAGCCAATCCCCCACAGGGATTGAGTTATGCAAGCGAATCAATCTCAGAGCTTTTAACATGTATGGAGCTTAGAGATATTGTCCGTTAGACCATATAAGCTTAAGCTCTGGCTTTCGTTTGTTTTTTTCCATCCTCCTCCTGCTCTGCCCATCTCCTTATCTTCATCTCTAAAGAGTCTAAATATGCTTTAGCATCGCTATCTACCCAGCCAGGTATACGCTGTCCTTGCTCTAAGAGGACAAAATCAATGATAGCCTTTTTTTCTCTCGAAGCCTTATTATAGAGCTCGTCAATAGAACCATTTTTAACTATGGGATCTGTTGCGGGCTCACATGTATCAGTTAGCGGGTATCCCTTTAGTCCCCAGTGCTCGGGGCCCACAACATCAGAAAAGTAGTTCCAAAGCTCTGGTAGCTTCTCTTTCGATATGGAGCCTTTATTGATCCAGTCATGGATTGACGGGGGTTTTATTTTGAAATGACGTGCGATTTCCGCCTTACTTTTGGCAGAACCTATTGAAAGCTTCTTGTCTATGGCCTGCTCGATCGCTCGGCCCAATTCTTTACCACTAAGCATTGCCTAATAATCCTCATAACCTATAGCTTAGGCAATTCCTATTGATTGTTTATTAGGCTTAGCCTAATATCGGCTTGTGTGGAAATCATAGGAATCCGTTTATGAGAAGTAGCCTTGAAGCAATCAGTGAAGCCTGCCGCATTGTTGGTGGACAAGCCGCTTTGTCAAGGAATCTAGGCATCTCATCACCAACAGTGAATCAATGGACAACGGGCATTAGGCAAATACCTGCGGAACGATGTCCTGCGATTGAGAAAGCTACTGGTGGTGCTGTCACCTGCGAAGAGCTTCGTCCTGACATTGACTGGGCCTATTTAAGAGGTGCAGCAATGCGAAAGCTTAATGTCACTGCATCGAATTTGTAACTACCACCTGAGTTTGAAAGGAGTAGGTATGAACCTCAAAGAAGTCGTGAAATCTATGTGCAAAGCATATCCAGGTGGGCGCGAAGCAATGGCTGGCGCACTGGGAATGACGGTGACGCAGTTTAACAACAACCTTTACGAGAAAAACGGCTGTCGTTTCTTCGAAGTCAGCGAGCTGGAAGCGATGGAGGACATTTCCAATACGTCGTTATTAGCTGATTACTTCGCTCGCCGCCGTGGCGCTCTGCTGGTGGATGTTCCGCATCTGGAAGAACTGGACCGCGTTGACTTGTTTAGCCGGGCAATGCGTACCTCTGCCGCCAGGGGACAGGTTGATCAGATTATCGAACAGGCACTTGAAGATGGCGTTATTGAAAGGCATGAGGCCGAAGAAATCATGGTGCATCACCGCCGCCATCTGGCTGCGCGTGAAGAAGAGATCGCGGCAATTATCACGTTGTTTGCACGCAAAAAGAAGTGACGCCAGCGAGTTGCAGCTCCTGGCGTCGTGGCGTGTCTTTATCAGTGGAGATTACTAACGCATGAACAGTTTATCAACACAATACCGCAGGTCGCAACTTGTAGCGCGGCCAGTTCCTGGTGGAGCAGGACCGGTGCAGTTCGTGTATGGGGTAAGAGTACCCGGTGGGATAGAACCTGTCTGCTACCAGTTTGCTCAATGGGCGGTAGATGACTTTAGAAGTCAGGCGGAAAGCGTATGCGAGAGCTCAACCGATGGTTCAGAGATCACTACGGTGTCCCGGTCAGGGTCATACGCTGGGAGCCCCAGACACAGCGCGTTATATACCTGCGTGAAGGGTACGAGCATGAATGCTTTAGCCCCCTTGAGCAGTTCAGACGTAAATTCAGAGAAATAAAGGACGATCATGAGCACTAAATTAACAGGATACGTCTGGGACGCCTGCGCATCTTCGGGGATGAAACTATCCAGCGTGGCAATCATGGCGCGCCTGGCTGACTTCAGCAACGATGAGGGTGTTTGCTGGCCTTCTATCGCGACCATATCCCGTCAGATTGGCGCTGGTGAAAGTACTGTCAGAACGGCGATAACTGCGCTTGAGAAAGAGGGATGGCTCACCCGTACGCAACGCCGCAACGGCAACCGTAATGCATCGAACGTCTACCAGCTCAACGTTTACAAACTACAGAAAGCGGCATTTTCTCACCTGTCAGTTTCTGACACGTCAAAATCTGACACGTCAAAATCTGACACATCAAAATCTGAACCGTCAAAATCTGATGCGTCAAAAACTGACCCCTCAAAATTTGAGGCGTCGGAATCCACCAAAAAAACCAGTTTTGACCCGTCAGAATCTGGGGGGGATCCGTCAGTAAAATCAACTACTGATCCATCAGATATAAATCCTTCTTGTCCGGACGCTTCGCAACCGGACGAACAGGGCTCTGCAGATGAATTTCTGTCACGACATCCTGACGCGGTGGTGTACAGCGCTGCAAAGCGGCAGTGGGGAAGCCATGACGATTTAACCTGCGCCGAGTTCATTTGGGGGAAAATTATCAGCATGTACGAACTGGCCGCTGAAAGTGATGGTGAGGTAGTTCGGCCTAAAGAACCAAACTGGACCGCATGGGCGAATGAGGTGCGCCTGATGGTGATGCAGGACGGGCGAACCCATAAACAAATTTGCTCACTGTTCAAACGCGCCAACAAAGATTCGTTCTGGTGCAAAAACGTGCTTAGCCCGTCGAAACTTCGGGAAAAATGGGATGAGCTGTCGTTAAAACTTTCTGCTCCACTCAATAGCTCCCGCCAGGAGGCGTCGATTTCGCGAGCCAGCTTCGAAGGGGTTGATTACTCATTGCCAGAAAACTCGGGGTTCCGCTCATGAGCAAGCCATTTCTGAAATGGGCTGGTGGAAAGTATACCCAGCTGGCTGACCTGCTCATGCATATCCCGGCAGGGAAACGCCTGATAGAGCCATTCGTTGGTGGTGGGGCGGTATTCCTGAACAGCGATAAGCACGCAGATTACCTGCTGGCGGACGTTAACCCGGACCTGATTAATCTGTATCAGATGTTAGCGGTGGTGCCGGATGAGGTGGAATTAAAGGCCCGCTGGATGTTCGAGCACATGCGGTCACCAGATGGCTATGAGCTGATCCGTTCCGAGTTCAACGCTCAGACGCTGGATGCTACTGAACGCGCAGCTGCATTCCTGTATCTCAACCGGCATTGCTTCAATGGCCTGATGCGCTACAACCAGGCGAACAAGTTCAATGTGGGCTGGGGAGGCTACAAGGCCCCGTATTACCCGATGGATGAGATGAAAGCCTTCGCGGCTATGGCACATAACTGCGTATTCATGACCGCTGACTATCGCCGGACAATCAGCCTGGCCGGGAAAGGGGATGTGGTTTACTGCGATCCGCCTTACGAACCGATGCCGGGAACAACCGGATTCACCGCCTACGCCGCTGGTGGTTTTAGCTGGGAGAACCAGGTAGACCTGGCGAAGGAATGCGTATCAGCCTTTCACCGTGGGGCTCGGATAGTGATATCTAACTCATCTGCACCCAAGGTTCTCGACCTGTACCGTGAGCATGGTTTTAACCTGCAATTCATCAACGCGCGCCGTTCGATCTCCTGCAAAAGCAGTACGCGGGAAGTCGCAAAAGACGTTGTAGCGATCCTTTAAGGGGGCTAAATGAAACTGACTTTACCATTTCCACCGAGCGTAAATAGTTACTGGCGCGCCCCGAGCAAGGGACCGCTGAAAGGCAGGCATCTGGTTAGCGAGACTGGGCGCAAGTTCCAGCAGGCAGCGAGAGCGGCGATTATTGAGCAACTGCGGGCCGTTCCCCGGCCATCCTCTGATCTGGCTGAGGTTCACATTGTATTGTATCCGCCGGATCAGCGCCGTCGGGATATCGATAACTACAACAAAGCGCTGTTCGATGCCCTGACTCTAACAGGCGTCTGGGAAGACGACAGTCAGGTTAAGCGCATGCTGGTGGAGTGGGGGAACATCGTGAAGAAAGGGAAAGTAGAAATCACCATCCGTCGTTTTCGTGCAGCTGCCTGACGTGGAGATGATATGAGAGCACTACTAACCCCTGAGATTGCCCCACGCATGGGCGTTGTTCTTCTTCGCCCAGGTGCTGATCTCATGCCGATGTTCAGGAGAGGGCGAGTACTGATTGAGCCTGCACCGGAAAAATACAGTGACTACGCAACCGGCGTCATCCCTCCCGCCACGCAGCCACTGGCAGAAGACCCGGTTTTGAAGCCAGTATTCGAAAACAAAGATGTCATTCTGCGCGCGGGTGGTATCAGCTCGCTGGAGGCCGAGCTGGAGCGTCGTTTTGAATGCCAGTACCCGCACGGTTCGTGGCACAGCGAAAATTTTACGCTGTTCCGGCATGAGCCTGGCAGCATCCGCCTTTGCTGGGCCTGCGATAACCTGGTGCGTGATCAGTACACAGAGACGCTGGCAGGCATTGCGCGTGAAAACCTGGTATCCTGGCTGATAACGGTCATCCGCTCACAACTGGGGTTCAACGAAGACCATCAACTGACGATCCCGGAGTTGTGCTGGTGGCTGGTGATAAACAATTTGGCGCACGTCATCCCTGAATCGCTGGCCCGGAAAGCCTTGAGATTGCCGGAAATACAGCATCAGCCGGTGATGAAGGAGAGCGATATTGTGCCGGAGCCAGCGGCGAGCGAAGTGGTGCAGAAAAAGATTCTCGGTCTTCGCGTAGATCCTGAAACGCCGGAATCATTCATGCTGCGACCAAAGCGCCGCCGCTGGGTCAACGAGAGCTGGACGCGCTGGGTTAAGTCTCAGCCGTGTGTCTGCTGTAACAAACAAGCAGATGATCCCCATCACCTGATAGGCCACGGACAAGGTGGAATAGGAACAAAAGCGCATGACCTGTTTGTGTTGCCGCTTTGCAGAGCGCATCACGACGAGTTGCACGCTGACACCGTGGCATTTGAGGAGAAGCACGGCTCACAGCTGGAGCTGCTGTTTCGATTTCTGGATCGTTCGCTGGCAATCGGCGTACTGGCTTAATTCAGTGGAGATGAGTTAATGCGTGACATGTATGAAGTATTAGACCGTTGGGGCGCGTGGGCTGCTGCTGACGGTAACGGAGTTGACTGGCAACCAATTGCAGCTGGATTTAAGGGACTGCTACCACATGGCAAGAAATCACGTATACAATGTGATGATGATCAAGGAATTATGATTGATGGGTGTGTGGCTCGGTTAAGAAAGTATAAACCTGAGGAGTATGAATTGATTGTGGCTCACTTTGTGATTGGTATCTCTTTGAGAACGATCGCTAGGAAAAGGAGGTATTCTGAGGGGAAAGTAAGGCAAGAGTTGAAAGCAGCGACGGCATTTATTGAAGGAATGATTCTTTCCAGATGATCGATTATTAGAGGCATGAGGACAGGGACCTCATGCCTTTGATTATGCAATCTTAACTGCATCACCGTGAATATTAATTACAGGGGAGTCGGATAAATATCCTTTTACAGTAATATATCCATATCTACTATTTTTTCTTTGAAAAACAGCAGATGAATTACTTCTCTCCAAACTTCTTAAAATATTCTTTAAATTATCAGGTTTTTTATAATTTGAAGGTGTAGATGCACAGTACAGCCCCTTTGCCTTTGAACCATATTTCTTCATCATGTCTTCAGCAGGTAACACAGAATTATAAGTTGTCAATAAGCACTCTGGAGCGTTATTGATAAGTTTATTCCAAGTATCCTCATGGTATCCAGTAACAGAACCGTGATGAGGGATTTTGAATACATTGACTTTATTAGGTTTTGGGCTTAAAGCGCAAGAACATACTGCATCCCACCCACCATTGGTACGAACTTCAAGATCTGAGCCTAACAACATCTCATGTTTTGATGTTTCATCAAAGATTCTTAGTACCACGCTATAGTGATTTGGATTAATGAGAGCAGCCGATTTTTCTGAACTATTTGTGTTGTTTTTGACCTTTATGAGGTTGGCAAAATTTAAATTTGACTCTGTAATATCATTGTCACATGGAGATAATGATACAACTGATATATTATCATTTTTGAAAATAAAGCGATCGGCTATAGCAAATTTCAATCTCCCTTGGGTTTTTAAGTCGTTGAAATGGCGCATTATTTTATTAAATTCAGAGATTTGTGCAAATTCAGCATCTGGATCTGAAATAGCTTTGATATATGCTTCAAATTCTTTTGTGTTTAAAGCTGAACTAATGCAAATATCTGCTTTAGGGCAGGCCTCAATTATTTTACTTAAGCCTTTGATATGGTCATTATGGAAATGACTAATCACTATAATTTTTACATGTTCATTAGGGTCCAATCCTAAATTTTGCAGGTATGCCAATGCCGCAGGTTCTTTATTATCATTGGTACAGGAGTCAACTATCATCCACTGTTTTTCAGTAAGTTGAACTAATACTGACTCACCTTGTCCTCGTCCAAAAACTACTGATTCATTCATTTCTTATCTTTTTGCTACTCTTCGCAGTCTGAACTCGGATACATGTTTTTCACGGCCGAAAATATTTTTTTCCACACCTACATGCCAATAAAAAATAGCATTTTCAACCAGTTTTCTTTGATCGCTTTCACTGAATTCTTTACTAAGGAAAATAATTTCATCAACGAATTCGTGATCTACTATATTGTAGATTCGTGCGGATATTTTTATTCCATTATCTTTGTCATCTTGAACAATTGTATCAATAACTCCATAAGCATCTAAATGCTTTTTAAGAGTGACTGTTTTAGAACTTAAAAAGGAGTTTGCTTTAATTTTTGCTTTTTCGAATCGGCTTTTTAAAGTTAAACCATCATTTTCTGAGGTTGGGGCTGTTGAAATGATATCAGATATAGATGAAGAATAATCAATGCTGGGTGTTGAGACACAAAATATAGCATTTGTTAGATTATAATTGATATCATCTTGACGTTCAGATTCTTTATGATTATTAAAAGATATTGAAAGGCTTTTTGGTGGTTCTAAATCACTGTCGATAAATTTTGTTTCACTAAGTGTTAAGGAACTTAAGCTCATGAGAGAATCCTATTAAATATTGATTCAATAGTTAATATGTCATTATCTGAAGCATTCCTGAATTGACTTTTAATTACTTCCGGTAATAACTTTGTCAACTCGACACTATCAGGCTCTATTGTGCTTCTTAGATTATGATTGAAATTCACGACCAATCCGAATGGGATTTTTTCGAAGTTAAGTTTTGGTAGAAGTGTTAAATTGATTACTTCATCGTATACATTATTTTCTTTTTTATTTGAATTGGCAATTTCTATATCTAAGCGCTTCATTCCAAAGTGATATTTAACTTCATCTTGAAGGATTAGTGATTTGTTTTCTTCTGACCATAATAATTTAGGAACTAATTCATTACCAATTTTATCCCACTTTTCTCTTTCTACAAAACTATATAAGAAATTAGTGTTTAATCCAATCGCGGCGGTAGGGATTGTATTAAGAAGAGAGAAAATCGAGATGATCAAATCTATATAACTTTGCTCAAGACCAACGTTTGCGAGTTTTAACGTTAATCTATTTGGTTCTGCTCTTAGCTCTAACCATCCAAAGTCTACTAATAGTTTGTCGTTATGAAGAGTGACCTTTGCTGCCTCAACATCCTCATCACGCAAAAGATCGAATTGCTTGAACCAGTTTGGTGTGAAGAGATCAGGACTGAGCGGAGCAATCCACACCAAATTAATCGATTGATTTTCAAGCTTATAATGCATTTTTTACGTCCAATGTTCTTATTTAAGGCAAAATTTTGACATAGCTACCGCACGACGCTTAGGCACCGGAGATGAGCAAGTCAAACTTAGATATTTGTAAAATGTAGCAAAATGCTCGTGCGTACGCAAAAACTATCGTAACCTGTTAAGAGTAGTCACTTCGACACACAGCTTAATCATCGGAACCCTGCCTACCGGCGGGGTTTTTGCTTTCGGCGATACGACATGGGTATTCGCGAGATGCATTGCATCAGTCCCCCTGTCACATCGTCGTATTGCAAACAAAAGCAAAAAGCCTCGGTACTCGCCGGGGCTTTGTCGTTTCTGCAATCCGGTAAGGGAACTTGAGTAGAGACGTGCTGCATGACACGTTAAAGCCCATGCGCGAGGGTCTTGAATCAGATTGCAGATATAGCTCAGCAGGCAGAGCACCTCTCTGGTATGCAGGCACTTAAAAGTTACTTTTACGTAGCGCATTTTTTGGTTTTTTATGAAAAAAAAGTGCCTTAACTTGGGAAATCGAGAAATTGACTATGGGATGATCTCACTAGGTTTAACTAAATAGTGAGGGTATTTATGGGTGGCAATGATATAGATCCTGGTTTAGTGGTTGTGGCGTTAGTGATTGCATGCATCTTTATGTTAAGCAAGGTCTTTTTGTAAATTTAACAAATAACTCAATTAAAGCCCATGCAAACACGAGGGCTTTTTCATTTCAGGCCCACGGGAATCATCTTCGATACAGAGCGTTGTTAAACCAGCCCGATGGGCCTGCCCCCTTTTATTCACACAGCACCCCGTTAATCCGGAGGTGAAACTATGGCAAAGCATATGCAAGACAAAGAGAGCATGGCCGGAATCACCTGGCTGGCTCTGCTGATCATTGCTGGTTGGGGCGGCCTTGTCCGATTCCTGATGGATGTGAAGCAGGGCAAAGCAAAATGGAGCTGGATAAATGCTTTTGCGCAGATTGTGGTTTCGGCGTTTACCGGGGTCATTGGTGGGCTCATCAGCATTGAAGGTGGCCTGAGTATTTACATGATACTGGCCACTGCCGGTATCAGTGGCGCTATGGGTTCTGTAGCGCTCACGTATTTCTGGGAACGAATCACCGGAGTAAAAGCACAATGACAGCAGACCAGATTATCGAGGGGATCCTCGGCAAAGAGGGTGGTTATGTCGATCACCCCTCTGATAAAGGCGGGCCAACCCGCTGGGGCATCACCCAAACCACCGCCCGTGCACATGGTTACACCGGTGATATGCGAAACCTGCCCAGGGAAACAGCAAAGCAAATTCTGCTGAGCGATTACTGGACCGGCCCCCGGTTCGACCAGGTGGCAAGTTTATCTACGTTACTGGCAGATGAGCTTTGCGACACTGGCGTGAACATGGGGCCAGCTGTCGCCAGTAAGTTCTTTCAGCGCTGGCTGACGGCAATGAATATGCGCGGGAAGCTTTATCCCGACCTTATCCCGGATGGTGCGATTGGACCCCGAACCATCACCGCGCTTAAGGGATATCTTTCCGCCCGCGGGAAAGAGGGTGAACAGGTTCTGTTGCGTGCGCTGAACTGCAGCCAGGGTGCCAGATATCTCGAACTGGCGGAGGGCCGCGAAGCCAACGAGGATTTTCTCTACGGCTGGGTTAAGGAGCGTGTCCTGTGAAGATGATCATTTTCGCTTTGCTCGTGCTGGTGGCTGTGCTCGTTCTGTTACTTCTGCGCAAATATACCCGGCTGGAGTTTGTAGGCCATGCCAGCCTGCTGCTGAAAACGTGGTCTGTAAAGCTGGGAGCTATCGGCGCGCTGGTTGGTGTATGGGCGCAGTCATTCCCGGATGCTGCGCTGCACGCCTGGGCGATGCTGCCGCCGGATATCAAAAATATCCTGCCGCCAAACATCGTTGCGTTGATTAGCCCTGCGCTGGTGGTGCTGGCTGTGCTATCGCAATACGTACGTCAGCCAGCATTGAAAGAAAAGGCCGACGAACTGAAGGAGCCGCAGCAATGAGCTTCGAAATTATTGCTGGGCTGGTGGTCGTCATCCTGGGCGCTATCGCTGGCGCGTTCGGCATTGGTCATGCTCGTGGGACCAGTAAGGCGGAAGCCAAAGCCGATCAGCAGCGTACCGAAGAGAACGCCGCCGCCACCGTCGCCGTGGCAGAACGTAAGGCGGAAGTAATGAAAGGGGCCAGCGATGTACAGCAGACTGTTAGCCATATGCCTGATGACAGTGTTGATCGGGAGCTGCGCAAAAAGTTTACCCGCCCCGGTAGTCGTTGATACGGCGTGCAACTGGGTTCGCATTATCTACCTGACCGACCACGATATTGACGTGCTGGATATGCAGACCAAGCGCGACATTCTGGCGCACAACAAATCAGTGCTGGTGAACTGCCCGCAACAAACCGACAAGGCTACTAATAACTAATAAAAACTGTTGCATCAACACAGCATGAGCATTATATCAGGGAAGACGACACAGTAAGGAGTGCTGCAAGATGAACTTAATGATGGGTGTATTCGGTTCCAGCAACAGGGGAAAAAGTGAAACGCTAATATTTCTGATAAAACTGTTTGAGCAAAGTGATCGCTATGCATCCTTTATGGCAGCAAAACCCCACCCTGGTGGAGAAAAGGATCTTATAGCTGTATTTGAGCGTGATGGACTTAAGATTGGGATATCCACTTTGGGGGATTTGGGCTCTCAGGTTGAAAAATCTACCAAAGAGTTAGCTGAGATGGGATGCAACGTGATCATCACTGCTACACGAACTCAGAAGAAAACAGTTGTTGCTTTTGAAAAGGTTGCTGAAGAGTTCAGTTTCAAAAAACTGTGGTTTGAAAAAAACAACAATATGAATGATTGTTGCAATAATTGGCCTAGTAAGCAGGAAGGGTTTGAGGCAATAAAAAGAAGCCGCTTTAATCAAAGTAATATGATGGATGCCAGTTTTATATTTAGCTACATCGACGGATTACCAGGTTGATTCGTTGGCAATAAATATCAAATACAAGTAAATACGATGCCTCGCAATAGCGGGGCTTTTTATTACCAGAAGCAGGAGAAGAAAATGTTTACCGTTAAGCAGATTATTAACAACGCCACCTCATTGTATGAGGCAAAAGAAATCACCGTTGCTCGCCCTGGCTCTGAGCAATGGCGTCAGGCTTTTGCTCTTGCTGATGAACTGGATGTTATGGCGCCTGACATCATTGAGCATATCCCGATGTCCTATGAGGACCAAGATATGACGAAACCAGTTGGCGATGAGCATCAACTAACGGTCGAGCGTACTGGAGCAAACCGGGCTGATTGCATTGCCATTATTTGTTCAGGTATTCCTTCACCAGCTTTCCCGGACATTCCTGAGCTTGGTGGTGTTGGCTACCAGTTCCTTTACAAGGGCGATCAGATTTACATCACCAACAGCCACGGCGCGACCATCGAAACAGTTAAGTAAGGCATTACAGGAGCCATTCTGCCGAGTGGCTTCGATAATGCTAATGCTCAAAAACTATGCGATAGTTATATCTCAAATTTTGTGGGGGTAACTATGTCAGAAGAAAAAATCTATGACTACTTAGTCATTGGTGGAGAGCATCATGGCATTGTATATACAGGGCCGCACACGCAGGTTCTAGAAGTGCCAAGCAGTCATCAGCCATTGGCAAGATTCTATGCACGCGATCAGCCAGCTGAATTAACCATTCGTAGTGTAGAACCGCACACAGTCATTGAGCACATAAGAGATGACGGGGCTCATTTCTTCATCGCAACCAATGAAGATATCACGACATGGGACATTGAGGCAGAAATCAGGAAGCATAAGCCTCGGCCCGTCAATTAAATTCATACGAATGTAATATAGCCACCCGCGGGTGGCTTTTTTAATGACCTTACAGGAGCCATTTCGCAGAGTGGTTTCGGTAATGCTTCCCACATCGCATAGAGGTAAGACAGACATGGCAGACATCACTCCAGCAGAACAGATTCGCCTGAACCTGCTTTCAACCCTGAACTACGATACAGCAGCTGCTGCTAAGGCTATTGAGTTCGTTCAGGACAGCCAGCTCAAATATCAGCTGTTCATCCAGCAGTACAGCCGCGTGACAACTGAATCAGAAGTTGTAGCGCGGACCATCAAAGCTGTTCAGGAGTCGACCGAAGCGCTAGCGCTGTTTGATACCAGCGCAGGGCTGGCGAGTTAAGGTATTACAGAGTCACTTTAAGAGGTGGCTCGATAATGCTTTCTCCGGATAAATCCGAAGAGTAATCTGTAACCTCCATAGCAAAAGGAGGCTGTAATGTTAGAAAACTACTACTGGTCTGGCGCCGTTAAAACTGACGATCAAAAAAAACGCTTGATTGCTGTACAAGCTGCACTTGAAATTGCGAAAGCATCAGTATCTGCCAACACTTCAGATAGCAATAATTCAAAAGCATTGTGGGATCTTAAACATGTCGCACAAGAGATAAATGGATTAGCGGATTCTATTCAGGCTGCATTGAAATAGTATAACTGTAGTTGAATCATTCGAGGCCACCCCTGGGTGGCTTTTTTAATGGAGGCAATATGCGCCTGACCGTACTTGACGATGATCCCGGTGAACACATAGTACCGGGCCGTGAACGCATTACAGTATATCTTGATGGTAATGAGGTTAAGCACGCCTTCTCGGCTGATGATGATAAAGGCGAAGTGATTGCCGCTGTGCTTGATAGTCGTGGTCATATCACTGCCGAGAACGGCGAGGTTAAGCGCGAGACTCTGTTCGGTCAGGTGAGGATCGTACGCCCATCCAAGCAATAGGACCAGAGCATGAACAAAGAGCCCCGCATCTACGGCAGCAAATGGGACCGTGAGCGTCTTATCTTCATTCGTGCGCATCCCTTATGCGTCATGTGCCAGGAGCAAGGCAGGGTGACAGCGGCAACGGTGGTTGACCACATCATCCCGCACAAACTGAAAGAGGCTCTGCGCTCTGGTGACAGCCAGGCAATAGCGAAGGCGCAAAAGCTTTTCTGGAGCCGGAAGAACTGGCAAGGGCTGTGTAAGCAGCACCACGACTCAACGAAGCAGCGAATGGAGAAGCGTGGCACCGTGATCGGCTGCGATGAAAACGGGATGCCACTGGACCCGGCTTCTCATTGGTTTAAGTGATAACCATTATCAATATATCTCAAAATTGATTGTCATTTGAAATCATTAGCATTCAAATGATATCGATTCTCATCTGAGGGGGAGGGGTGGGTCAAAAGTTCAGAACCTCGAACCCAAATGACCGCCGCCAGTCCTTTTTGTGTACAACCGCGAAATGAAAAGTTTTTTTCCGGGAGGTTCCGATGGCAGGACGACGCCCGAAACCGACCCACCTCAAAGTGGTTACCGGCAACCCGGGCAAACGCAAACTTAACGACAAAGAACCATCGCCAGCGCGAGAAATCCCAAGCCCTCCAGAGCACCTCACTGACTGGGGAAAGGTGGCGTGGGGGAAGCTGACCGTGCTGCTGGATGGCATGGGCATTTTAACCATTGCCGATACGCTGGCGCTCGAACGACTCTGCGATATTTACGCCGACATTCTACAGCTTCGCCTGACTATTGCTGACGAGGGGCGAACTTACACCGTGCAGACAGAGGGCGGGTTTTTGATTAAGGCTAACCCGGCTGTAGCCATGCTGGCCGATGCTGATCGCCGTTTCAAAAGTTACCTGGTTGAATTCGGTCTGACTCCGGCCGCCAGAACGAAGGTGAAAGTGGATGGTGGAGAAAAAGAAGAAGACCCGCTCAACCAGTTCTTCGGTTGATCCCGCCACGCAATATGCGCGGGATGTAGACTCCGGCAAAGAAATCGCCGGTCCTGATATTAGAAACTCCTGTAAACGACATCTCAGGGATTTGGAATCCTGCCATGCTCGCGGGTTGGTATGGGATGTTGCAGCGGCGCAGCGTGCCATCGACTTTTTTGCAAAAGTACTGAAGCTCAACGGCGGTGAGCATGAGGGCAAACCCTTTAACCTGCTGCCGTGGCAGTGCTTTATTGTAGGTTCGATCTTCGGCTGGAAAAACTCAGACGACTATCGCCGGTACCGCATGGCTTACGTCGAGTCAGGCAAAGGCTCTGGCAAATCCCCACTTGCAGCGGGCATTGCTCTTTACTGTCTGGTTGCCGATAAAGAACCTCGCGCAGAAGTCTACGCAGCGGCGACGAAAAAAGACCAGGCCATGATCCTTTTTCGTGATGCTGTCGCGATGGTGGATCAGTCCCCTGCGTTAGCACAGCGAATAAATAAATCAGGCGGCGCCGGGAAAGAGTGGAACCTTGCGTTTCTTCAGACCGGCTCATTTTTCCGGCCTATAAGTTCGGATGATGGGCAGTCAGGGCCACGCCCACACTGTGCTCTGATTGACGAAATTCACGAGCACAAAAACAACCAGGTTGTGGAAATGATGCGCGCCGGGACGAAAGGTCGTCGCCAGGCGTTGATTTTTATGATCACTAACAGCGGCCACGACAAAACCAGCGTCTGCTACGACTATCACGAGTATGGGCGGAAAGTTGCGGAAGGCTCGATTGAGGATGACAGTTTCTTTTCTTTCATTTGCTCCCTGGACGAAGGAGAAGACCCATTCAAGGACGAGTCCTGCTGGAAAAAAGCAAACCCCTCTCTTGGTCATACTTTTACCGATCGCTACCTGCGTGAGCAGGTTACTCAGGCTCGGGGGATGCCGTCGAAGGAAAGCATTGTTCGGCGGTTAAACTTCTGTCAGTGGGTGGATGCCGATAACCCCTGGATGAGTAGCGATGTGTGGATGGGGTGCGAAGAGGACTTTGACCTGCAGGAGCTGCAGGGAGAAGAATGTTATGGCGGCCTGGACCTTTCAGGAACTCGCGACCTTACGTCTCTGGCGCTCTTTTTCCCTAAAAAAAGAAAGCTGCTGGTGGAGTTCTGGACACCAAAAGATACTTTGCTGGATAGAGCGAAAACAGACCGCGTACCTTATGACGCATGGGAACGGGGAGGCCATATTCATACCACTCCCGGAAAGGCGGTGAAATATGGCTTTGTTGCCGAGCGCATTGCTGATCTTTCCATGTTGTTCGATATCAAGGCGATCGCCTTCGACCAGTACCGCATCAAATATCTTGAACCGGAACTGGAAAACGCTTCTGTATCAGTACCGCTTATTCCTCACGGGCAGGGATACTACAAGGCGCAGGATTCAGGACTGTGGATGCCTCATTCCATCGAACTCTTTGAACAGATGCTGGATGATGGCGTAATCATTATTAAAACTAACCCCTGCCTCCGATGGAACGCTGCTTCCGCCGTAACCGAAGCCGACCAAAAAGAAAACCGCATATTCGCCAAGAAAAAGAGTACTGGTCGAATAGATGGTGTGGTTGCGTCAGCGATGGCAATTGGTGCTGCGGAAGGTTACGAGCCTGATGATGGTGATATTGAGGGCTTTTTTGTCGATCCGATCATAGTGGGTATCTGATGGCTAAGAATAAACAGCAACCAGGGCGCGTTAAGAGCGCCCTTTTAAACTGGCTTGGTGTTCCCATAGGCCTGACTACCGGTGAATTCTGGCAGGAGTGGTTCGGGACCAGCAGTAGCGGAAAAGTTGTCACCGCTGACAAAATTATCAGGCTTTCTACCGTCTGGGCGTGCGTGAGGCTCTTGAGTGAGTCGGTATCCACGCTTCCGCTAAAAATTTACGAGAGACAGTCAGATGGATCTAGAAAACTGGCTCAGAATAATCTTGCATACCAGATATTATGCAGGCGCCCTAACCCGGAAATGACACCTTCCCGTTTCATGCTGATGATTGTGGCCAGCATTTGTCTGCGTGGTAATGCTTTTGTCGAAAAGTTTTTCATTGGTAACAAGTTGGTATCAATGGTTCCGCTTCTTCCTCAGAAAATGGTTGTAAAGCGACTCGATAGCGGAAAATTACAGTACACCTACACGGAAAATGGCGTTCCGCGGATCATTCCTGTAGACAGGATGATGCATATTCGTGGGTTTGGTCTTGATGGCGTGTGCGGCATGATGCCGACAATGGCCGGGGTTGACGTTTTCGGCGCTGCTATGTCGGTTGATGAAGCCGCGGCAAAAATCTTCGAAAATGGCCTGCAAAGTACTGGTTTCCTGTCTTCAAAAACGGCGCTTAATAAGGAACAGCGAGAAAGATTGCGTAAAAACCTTCAGTCTTTTATTGGTTCTAAAAACGCCGGGAAACTGATGGTTCTGGAAAATGAACTGACTTACCAGAATGTCACTATGAACCCGGAGGCCGCTCAGCTCCTTGAAAGCCGTTCATTCAGTATTGAGGAAATTTGTCGCTGGTTTCGCGTACCGCCATTTATGGTCGGCCATACGACAAAACAATCCAGCTGGGCTTCGAGTCTTGAAGGGATGAACATGTTGTTCCTGACTCATACCCTGCGTCCTCTCCTGGTCAATATTGAGCAGGAAATATCGCGGTGTCTTCTGAACAGTGATGAGGACTTGTTTGCTGAGTTCTCCGTTGAAGGGCTTCTGCGCGCCGATAGCGCAGGACGTGCGGCGTACTATACCAGCGCCCTGCAAAATGGCTGGATGTCGCGCAACGATGTGCGAAGGCTGGAAAATATGCCGCCAATTGAAGGCGGTGATATTTATACAGTTCAGCTCAACCTGACTCAGTTGAAGAATCTTGAAAACAGCAACCCGGCGGTTCAGGCGCTGGCTGTAAGAGAACTTCATAACCACGTATTCCCTGATATTCCTTTCGAGCAATCGCCACTTAAACAGGCTGCTTAGGAGCCAATGCCCATGACAATTAGACAACTTCCGGTTGCTCCGGCGGGGCGCCCGTGCGCGGGTGTTACCAGTGAGCCCCAGCCCTCAGCGCTTGAGCGCTGGAATGGTGGGATCAGGGCTGCATCCGATAATGACAACTCCATTTCTATTTTTGATGTTGTTGGACGTGATTACTGGGATGAGGGGGTTACGGCAAAACGCATCTCCGGCGCACTACGTTCAATGAACGGTGCAGATGTGACGGTAAACATCAACTCCCCTGGCGGCGATATGTTTGAAGGACTGGCAATTTACAACCTTCTCCGCGAGTACCAGGGGAAAGTCACTGTAAAAGTGCTGGGCATTGCTGCCAGCGCTGCTTCGATTATTGCTATGGCCGGGGACGATATTCAAATCGGGCGCGGTGCCTTTCTGATGATCCATAACTGCTGGGTAGTAGCGATGGGCAACCGCCATGATTTTGCGGAATTATCGACTTCTCTTGAGCCATTTGATACCGCTATGGCCGATATCTATTCAGCGCGTTCAGGGCTTGATATCGCGACCGTACAGCAGCTTATGGATGCGGAAAGCTATATCGGAGGCAGTGATGCAGTAGAAAAAGGGCTGGCAGACAGTCTGCTTTCTGCTGATGCAGTAAGCGACGGTGATGACTCCCCGTCTTCCGCGCTACGCAAACTTGATGCACTGCTTGCGAAAACGAATACCCCCCGGTCTGAACGCCGGAAATTAATCAAAGCTTTAACTGGTAACACGCCGGGCGCTGTTACCGATCCCGATGGTATGCCGCGCGCTACCCAACCCAACCCTGAAATTTTAGCTGAGCTGGATGTCGCATTAAGCGGCCTGGCAAACGCATGCCAGTAACGGAGAACGTATGTCTGACGTAAACGAAATTCTGAAAAAAGTAACTGCCTCCATTGAAGAGGCGACCAGCAAATTCAACGCCAAGGCTGAGGATGCTCTGAAGGAGGCGCAGAAGTCCGGCAGGCTTTCTGAAGAGACAAAGGCTTCAGTGGATAAGATGGCGACTGAACTTAACGCCATGCGCGAGGCAGAAAAGTCCCTCAAAGCCGCACTCGGCGAACTGGAGCAGCATGTTGCGCAGATGCCGCTGGCAAATGCTGCAAAAGTGGTCGAAACCGTAGGGCAGGTGGTGATTAACTCAGAAGCACTGAAAACCTTTTCGGCGAGCGTGGAAGGCGGCAAGCGCCTTAGTATTCCGGTTAATGCAGCCCTGCTTTCGACAGGCGTTGCTGATGGTGTTGTTGAGCCCCAGCGTTTGCCGGGTATCGATACCATGCCTAAACAGCGACTGTTTATCCGTGATCTGATTGCTCCTGGTCGCACCGGCGCGCCTGCAATTTTCTGGGTACAACAAACCGGGTTTACTAATGCGGCAAAAGTTGTCGCAGAGGGTACCCCCAAACCGTACAGCGATATTCAGTTTGCAACCAAAATCACCCCTGTCACCACCATCGCGCATATGTTCAAGGCGTCCAAGCAGATCCTGGATGACTTTGCCCAGTTGCAGTCGACGGTCGACGCGGAAATGCGCTACGGCCTGAAGTATGTGGAGGAACAGGAAATTCTGTTCGGAGACGGTACCGGCGTTCATCTTCACGGCATTGTTCCACAGGCAACTGCCTTTGCTGCCGCTTTTGAAGTCGAGCAGCAGAACGGCATTGATGATCTGCGTCTCGCTATGCTTCAGGCGCAACTGGCGCGCTTCCCGGCGTCCGGTCACGTTCTGCACTTTATTGACTGGGCGAAGATTGAGCTTACAAAGGACACGCTGGGTCGCTATATCCTGGCAAACCCGGCGGCGCTGACCGGGCCCACCCTGTGGGGGCTGCCGGTGGTGGCAACCGAAGCGCCGGCATTCCAGGGTAAGTTCCTGACCGGTGCATTCAACGCGGCGGCGCAACTCTTCGACCGTGAAGATGCCAATGTTGTTATTTCTACTGAGAACGCCGACGACTTCGAGAAGAACATGATCTCGATCCGCTGTGAAGAGCGACTGGCATTGGCAGTAAAACGGCCGGAGGCATTTATTTACGGCTCCTTCACTGTACCGGTTGCTGGCGGTCAGTAATTTCTCTGGCGGCCTACGGGCCGCACTTTTCGGGGTAATACCATGAAACTTATCGCGGTGAAACCGATTTACTTTGGCGGGGTAGTGGTGACGGAAGGCGAGCCATTGGAGACCCTGGAACAGCATGGCCGTGAGCTGGTTAAAAAAGGTTATGCACGGCTGGTAGATGTTGATAATTCTGCGCAGCCGGAACAGCCGGAACAGCCGGAACAGCCGGAACAGCCGGAACAGCCGGAACAGCCGGAACAGCCGGAA